GTGCTGGCAATGAGGACACGGCACGTAGAAGTAACGCTGATCGCTGGACTCAAAGAGGTCGCTGATCCGCGAGGCGCCCTTGATCGTCGGCGAGCTGGAGAAGTAGAACTTGGCATTGCGGCCAAACGTACTGCCCCGGGTTTCCGCCAGTTCGATTGGATCGCCCTCCTCACCCACGTCGACCTCCCAGCGATCCACCTCATCGCCGTACACATAGCGAGCCGACAGTTCTGCCAAGTTGGCCGCAGAGCCTGCGGTAGTGACGTACAGCGAACCGCCTTCAAACTCCTTGGTGTCCATGGTGTTGCGTGAGTCGCGTGAACGGCTCGACGCGACACGCTCACGCAGGACCGGCGTAGCCTTGATGGTCTTGCTGATCCGTGACGACACCCGCTTCGCCAGGCCCAGGCTCGGCAACAGCGTAAGGATGTTGGACGGCGCCATATGGATCAGCCCACCGATCCAGTTCAGCGCGATCTGGGTTTTCATCAACTGCGAGGCCACCATGGTGACCACGCGCTTGCACGGGTGAGCCGGTGACAGGCAGCGCATGGGCTCCCGGGCGTAAGGTGTCCGAGAGGTCCGGTACTGGCCCGGCTCAGCGGCGCCGGTGTCGCGGGGGATGCGCATGAACTCATCCGCCCATTCATCAATCCACACATCCGGGTCAGGCTGCAGGCCACGAAAGTAGGCCTCGCGGTAAACCTCTGCGCCGTCAGGTCTGGCCAGGTTCATTGACTACCTCCCAGTTGGTTTCAAGGGTGTGGCCAAAGTCCTCCGCAGACATGCGGCTGGCCTCTTCCAGCCTTGTGCGCAGGGCTGCCGTGAGGTGCCTTTCGATCTCCCAGGGGTCGGTCATCGCGGCAAGCTCAGGCGCGAGCTGCGGCGGCATACCCAACAGCGTGTCGCGCAGCATGCGGCCGGCGTTGTAGGCGCCGGACTGCACCGCTGTGACCTCCACCGTCGAGCCCTGGACCTTGTTAAATTCCGCCTCGGCCAGCTGGGCCAGGTAGTACTCGCGGTGAGCGCGGGCCTTTTGAAAGTCTGGCTGCTTGCCCGGCGCGGTAGCCAATGGCTGCGGCGCAGCCGTGGAAGTCGGCTCGGCAAGAGGAGTGAGCTGGCTGTGAACGTCGCGCTGGACTCGATCCTGTTGATGGCGAGCCGAGACAGCGGCCTTGCTCGGGTCAGCGGTTTCGGCAATGAGGGCTTGGGTGGCCAGGACATCGACCTTTTTGCCATCGGGCGAAAGCACCAGGCGGTTGTTATCTTTCAGCCAGGTGATGTAACTCGGTGACCTGCCGATGCGAGCCGCGAAGGCGCTCTTTGACAGGTAGGTTGGTTCTGTCATGAGCCCTCCTTTTTCAACGGCTTTTCAATGAGACCTTTCAATTTCAATGGATTGAATTTCAGTAAGCTGGCAGCCCTGCCGCTAACGCTTTCCCGCGGGTTTACGACCCCGTGTCCTTGGGCGACTTCCAGGGTCCCCGGCAGGTTTTCGGCGCACCATTTTGATGCGCATCGTTGAAAGCCCCGTATTCCGGGGGTTCCAAGGCACTAGCCCTGCCCTTAGCTCGAAGGAGGGACATCGCACACCCCCAAACGCTTGGCTGCCCAACGCTCATACAACCCGATGGCTACATCGGCTCCGGCCATCGCAGTCAGGCAACCAATCGCCGAAGCCGCCCAGATGGATACGCCGGCAGCGTGCAACAACATCATGGTGGACAACCCGCACCCAATGCAGGCACCGGACCGAAGCGCCAAGCGCCGCACTAAGGGCCAGCCTCGCACCCCGGCCTTGTCCGCTCGCCACATCTCACCGGACACGCCGCCGACCAGCGACAGCATGATCAGCATCCATACCGGCATATCTACAAGAGCCTGCTGCTCGTTCGTCATCGCCCTACCCCATAAACGCAAAAACCCGGCGCAAAGGCCGGGTTCAGTGTGGTGGTGTGTCCCGCTGCTTGCGGTCGCACCTATCGAAGATGACTACTTTTTACAGGTCGATTCCGGTGGCAGCAAGCCTGTTTTAATGCCACCCGGTGAATGTCTGGTGAACGCCTAGGCAATGTCGGCGAATATCTTTATTTCGGCTATCAGCGCCTTTGGCGCTGTCCTACCTGTCCCACCTATATTGAGTCAGGTAGGACAGCTACAGGCCCCGAGATTAAAGGCTGTGCCTCACTGTCCTACCTTTACTTATCCTTCCTCGTGTAAAGAGAGAAAGCTAAAAGCACGCGTGCGCGCCCGTGGCGCGTATGGACGCCCGCTGCGCTTACACATGTGTGTGTGTGTGACGTGCGGGAAGGTCGGACAGTAGGACAGACCATAAAAGACGTGGCCCGCGCTTGTCCAACTGCACTCATTTGCAGTTGGACAAGGCGAGACAGTAGGACAGCAAGGAACGGAGCTAGGGCAAGGATCAAGCAGCCTTCCCCATCAGCAACACACCAATGCAAAGGTGAGCGTCATGCAGGCGCTGGTAGTAGGTGTCGCGACCACAACCGCAATGGGCATAACGCAGTGCCATGTTGGAGTCGTGGTTGCAGTAGTGCTCGCGCACGACCAACGCCAGCTCTGCATCCAGGTGCTTAGTCACGATCAGCTCCATGTCGAGCGAGCCCTCCAGTGGCGCCTTACTTGCACGCCTGCCGCGACTGAGCTGGCCGTTGCTCTCCATCATCATCGCGACCATGTTGCCGCCGGCGAGCCCACCGCTGGATAGATCGCTGTGTAGCTCATGGGCCCAAAGCCGCAACAGCACATCGATCTCCTTAATCAAAACAAGGCTCCTCGATCTTCTCGACCACCAGCGCCGAGTGCCGGCCCCACGTCTCAGGCTTCTTGTAGGCCCAAGGTCGAACCCCACTCTTGGCCAACGCGGGCTGCCGCACCTTGCGCCACCCCAGGCGATGCATGATCGCGCCGACACGCATCTGCTCCGGCTTGCCCCAATGTCCGAAGTCCAGCTTCAAGGCTCCGGCCAAGATCTCGCTGCCAGTGGCGGTTTCACCGATCTGCGACTCCTCCAACCAGGTGAGGATCGGGCCCTCCCATTCATCCACCACAAAGCGCTCTTCCTGGGCCTCAGCGAACAGGGGCGCCTCATCTCGAACAACCCACCAGATATCCCCCGCCAAGTAGCAGAACATCGCCTCAGCCCAGAGCTGGTCACGTACCTGGCGCAACTGCTCCAGCTCAACCTTCGTACACGCCACCGGCCAATAGCGCCGGTTGCCCGTCGCGTCCTTGAGGTATTCGTCCTGGTTGGTCGTACCCACGAAAACACACTGGCGTGGCACGTCCATCGTTCTGCGGCCATAGCTCTCGCGGTAGGTATCAATCGAAGCCGAGAAGAACTGTTTAGCCTTGGTCGACTCGGCCTTATTGAAGCTGTCCAGCTCGCCCAGTTCGATAATCCACTTCCCCCTGATCGCTTGGAACGCGTCCTTGTCACCCAGAGTAAACGGCGTATCCATGAACCACTCACCACCGAGAATGCTCATGGCAGTCGACTTACCGGCGCCCTGGGCACCTTCAAGGATCATCACGGAGTCGGCCTTGCAGCCGGGCGACATGACCCGTCCCACAGCCGAGATCATCCATCGTTTGCCCACCTTTGAACTGTAGTCAGTGGGGGCCACACCCATGATGTCGGTCAACCAGGAACTGAGCCGTGGTACGCGGTCCCACTCCAGGCCGTGAAGGTAGTTGCGTACGGGGTGAAACGAGCTATCGTGAGCGACGACGCTGACAGCCTCGATCACGTGACTGGCCTTTACTCGCAGGTTGTACTGCTGCGCGAGCCACTTCATTACCAGCATGTCGTCGATGTCCGCCCAATCACCAGTCACACCGCCATAGGGTGGGACTCGCAGTTTGACGATCTTCGAACTGAACGAACTGAAGCCGATCACCCCGGCCCAGCGTTCGTCATTACTGAGGATCAGCTCAACGTTTTGCATGTGCGCGATCAGCATGCCGCTTTCGCTACGGGCCAACAGATCGTTCCAGCCACCAGCTGCTGAAGGCTTAACTACCGCGAGCACCTGGCGGCGGACCGCGTCCAAGCCTTCAGCACAGTGCAGGTCGTTGAAGTCGGTCCATTTGTCCTCTCGCTCACACGCGAAGTTCGGCCCAACCACCTGGCCACCCACGACGGTCGCCGCGTTTTCCGCACGCTCCTTGCCCGGATTCCAAGGCTCGCCATTCGGGCGTTTGGTTTTCCAGTCGTCATCCCGGCACACAATGATCGGGCGCCCCGGAAAACGCTCACGCATGGCCTTAGAGACCAGCATCAGGTTGCCGGCATCAAAAGCAATTGCGACCGTTAGTGAGGTCGCCATGTGCAGGCTGGCGCCGGTGGCGTAGCCTTCACACACCAAGATGGCCTCGCCCGGCTCAGGACGCGGCCCGATCAGGTGAAAGGCGCCCTCCTTCGACATCCCATAGGGCCAGTAGGACTTATCCCGCCCAGTGTCTTGCTGCTTCTCAGGGAAGATCACCTGTAAGCCGACAATCTGGTCACGCACGTTGCTCATAGGTACCAAAAATGCACCGGAGCGTGGTGCATAACGAACTCGGAACCCGACGATTTGCTTTCGATCCAGGTAGGTGCTGCGGCCCTTTTCGGGCATACGTTTGAACAGCGACTCCGCACGCTTCGCCGCTCGGCGCGCGGCATTGGCAGCCACCTCTGCAGCACGTCGCTTGGCCTCCTCCTGTCGAGCGCGCATCACCTCGCGCTCCTCAGCGCTCATGCGACCGGCCTTGACCTTGATCTTCTGCGTCTCACCCGAGCGCCAGTCGCCAAAGCTTCCGAAGATCAGGGTTTCGCCCTTCTCGGTGCGGTGCTCATGCACCACGTACCAACCATTCTTTTCCTTGCCCTTGTCCTGGGCAGTCTTGCAGCGAGTGAGCTTGCCGAACACCAGCGGCTGCACGGGCTCCAGGCCGTAATCGGCGAATTGCCCCAATACCTCATCGAGCATGGCGGGCCTCCCGCAGTTCGTTGATCTGTTGGCACGAAACGCAGCAGATGCACCCTGGCAATGCCAGGCGCCGGGCTTCAGGGATAGGCGAGTCGCACTCATCGCAGAACAAAAAGGAGTGAGGCGCGGTCTCGGGCTTGCTGGCATTTCGTGCTGCAAGCGCTTGGTCGAGACGCTCCTGCACCAGGTCATTAGCAAAATCAGCGATATCAGCCACGGTCGGCACCTCGCGTCGTCTTGTTGACGTAAGTGGCGCGGTTGAACATCCCCAACAGCCCTTGAATGCCACGGAAGACCTGCAGGCGAATCTCAGCCAGCTCACTGTCTGAGACAACACCATCACCAATGCTCTTGGCCCAGGTATCAGCCAGATCCGCAACCTGGCGGAAATAGACTGCAATGCCGGTGGTAAGAGTCTCCGGCATGTCATTGGTATACGCCTCGGCCAGCTCCTGCCAGGTCGTATCCCCCACCAACGCGTGTACCGCGTCGAGGATGCGACGGTCCTTGGTCAATTCCAAGATCTCGCCGAACTCTTGAATATTTACCGAGTGGCTTGGATGGGTCGGGGATAGTTTGTGCTGCAGAGTGGTGGGGTTTCTGCCGGTGGTGGCGGCGATTGCAGCTGCGCCGCCTGGATAGTCCCGGGCGGCGTGATACAGCGCTAATTCGAGCGTCAGGACTTCCCGTTGTGCTCGGTCAACGCAACTCAGAGCGATACGGCTCATGGCATTAATCCTTGTAAGTTGCCAGTGCCGCGCGGCATGCAGTGGTGATACATTTGCCGCGTGGCTTGAAAGGGCCCAAAAGCCGGCTAGGTCCGCAAGACCGATACCGGCACCGTGCCGAGGCGAACAATCCGTTGTTCACCTCTGGCGCAACAGCTGCCCAATCTGTGGTGGAAAAGGCAGCAACACCAAGGCTTCCGAGCCTTGGAAAGCGCGGTAAAGATCGACGGTTTGCATGTGGTGTGCCCGCCTATCTTTATCGCGACCCGACAGCGCTGTGGTGGTGCGTGTCGGGAGAAACTTGGCGGCCCTTGGGTCGCCTTTTTTCTAAGCTGCCCTCGAAGCGTTTACTTCGGGCGGGAAAACTTCATCCAAAGAACATTTCGCCCCAAGCTGATTCAACGCTGCAGTAATAGCTCGGCACTCAGCAAGGCCAGCCGTTCTCCGCCCTGCCTCATAATTACTGATCCGGGCTTGAGTCCAGCCCAAGGCCGCAACCAAATCACGCTGCTTTATGCCGGCCTTGTCTCGAAGCTCTGCAATCCTATTCATTCAGATCCTCCTTTGAACGGACTAAATAATAACACGATACGTGATTAACACAACACGCAAAGTGCAAAAAAAACATTTCAATGCGTGGTAAAAATACCCCATGAACACACTCGGCTCACGCATCAAAACATTAAGAACCGCCAAAGGCTTGAGCCAAAAGGAGCTTGCTCAAGCCTGTGGGTGGGAATCACAGTCTCGAATCGGCAACTATGAGAAGGGGACCCGCCAACCGAACCTTCAAGATTTAGGGAAGATCGCAGCTGCACTCAACATTAAATTTGCTGAGCTTGTTGCCGAAGCTGAAGGGCCCTCGCCTCACAAGTTCAATGACACTTTAGGGAACACCTACGACATCAGCGCTCGCACTAAGCTGAAGATCAACGAGGATTCCCCCCTGTATATAGGTGCGGGAACAGCGAAAACAGGACGTGTTCCAGTGGTTGGAACTGCTCAGCTTGGTAATGAAGGTTTTTTTGAAGCAATGGATTTCCCACCGGGTCACGGTGACGGTTATCTCAATATTCACAGCGACGACCCTGATGCTTATGGCCTGAAAGTCACGGGCGATAGCATGCACCCCAGGATCAAAAACGGCGAATACGTCCTAATTGAACCGAACAAGAGCTACTACAGTGGTGACGAGGTTATGGTTCGGACTGTCGCCGGTCGAACCATGATCAAAGAGTTCATTTACCAACGAGACGGTATGTACAGGCTGGACAGCGTCAATGCTGAACACTCTCCAATTCATATAGCCAAAAGCGAAGTAATGGAGATACATCTAGTAGGAGGAATACTGAAGTCATCACGCTTTCTGAACAATCCGTGATTAAAAAATCACAATTCGTGTTGACATGGTAGCGCACGATACGTGATATTCGCCTCACTCTTCCACCACAGAGCGAGGCAACACCATGCACACCACAGCAACTCTGCACGTCCACCCAACAGCCGCCACATCCACCCGAATTTTTGAAGTTCGCCGCCTGGCGCTTCAATTCGGGTGCGCGTTCATTGCATCCAAGCCACGCCTCAAGGCTCCCACGGCGTTTCCCCCTGTCGATCCTAACGGCGGAGGGCACGCAGCATGAACGTGTTCAAACTCGACAACCGCACGCTCCAGTTGCTCAACGCCCAAGTGAACTTGAGCGAGACATTCGTGCACACGATCCGCTCAGCTCCCAAGCGTGAAGCAATGACCTTTCGCTTGAAGGTCGACCGCGGGCACACCGACACCCTCTTCACGATTGAACTCGGCAGCGAACGCCACACGCTGACCTTGGACAACGGCCCGAAGACGCACCTCAAGTTGGCGGACTTCATCGAGGAAATCGCCAATGGCACCAGCGACCTGGGCGGCGTGGTTGACCTCAACCCCCTACCCCATGCGACTCGTCAATACGGCGTATTTGATACCGCACATCAACAGCAGCTGTTTGAGCTGATTCGCCGTGGCGGCGTTCTGGACCTGTACATGGGGTTTGATCTCCCCATCCAGGTGGCGCTGCACCGCTGCAGCACCCGCAATGCCGTGACCACCATCATGAGCATTGGCAAGAAACGACCACGCACCAAGTGCTTCACCCTGTGCGGCACTGAAATCGAGATGTACCAGAAGCTGGTCGAATCCATCCAGCACCTGTCTGAAGTCGCAACACCTGCAGCGCATGCAGCGTGAGGGGGCAGCCATGGAACGCAACCTCACCAAAGCTGCCCAGTACCTGGGCACGACTCGGCCGAAGCTGATCAAGCTGATGCGCGCAAAAGGCCTGCTCAACGAGCAGAACCTGCCCACCTTCCCAACTCGGGATCGCGAGTACCTGGGCATCAAAGAAAGCAAATGGTGGCACCCTAAACTCGGCATGCAATACAGCCGCTCAGCACGGGTAAAACAACTCGGACTTCACTGGCTTGCCGAGCAGTTAGGACTCCCATTGCCGGAGATCCAGGCTGACCACCGTGACGTGGCCTAGGGAATACGCTCGCCAGATCCTTGCCATGCGGACCAAAGAGGAGCGCAACGCTGCGCTCCTTGAGGTACCCGAGCACCTGCGCGAGTTGACCAAACGCCACTGCCTCAATGCCTGGAGCCACCCGGCCCGCCTGAAACGTACGGAGAGCCAACAGACAAATGAGCAACGCTAACCAGAACCCACTGCGGCTTATGCCTGCACCGGACCCAGCCACCGTCGAGTTGCTTTACCGCACCTTCGGCGACGTGCTGATCCCCCTGGACAAGCTGCGCGTGCAGTACTTCCGCAACCTGAACGAGCAGTCGTTCGTAGCTGAAATCAGTAGCGGTCGTATCCAGCTCCCCATCACAACCCTGTACGGCAGCCGCAAGGCACCGAAGTACGCACACATCCGACACGTAGCCGCCTTGATCGATATCCGCGCCTACAGAGCCGACGAGGACCAAGCCAAGCTGCACACCGAAACACCTGAGCAAGATCAGTAACCCATCCGGCTGCCACCACCAGCCATATCAAGCCACCAGGAGCACACCACATGACCGCAATTCAAATCTGCGCATTGATCAGCATCGTTATCGGCGCCGTCATTATCTATTGGACAGGCTATCGAGGTGGCCTGATCGATGGCCGCATCGAAGGCATCGACGAAGGCAAGGCTATTCAGCAATCAGATAGCTCAGGCGCCATCCGGGACCTGGAGCTATTGCTTGAGCAAGCCCAGACTCACCACAAGCAACTGTTTACCCACTACAAGCGGGCATTGGATGCATCGAAGCTGGGAGAGCCGGCCCGCCAAACGCTGCTGGACATTGCTGACAAGCTGCGGATCGCGGCTGAAACCTTTAGCGCGTTCCGCACCGGTAAGAAACTCGAACGTGACTCGCTAGCTCTCCGCGATCAAGCACTTGCCATGGCGGCGTTACTAAGCCCGCCCGCATCACAACCTGGCCTAACCGACGCAGACAGCTCAGTCATCCAGCCTTCAGGGAAATGGGTAACAGAGCGCGCGCCTACCGAAAAAATGTGTCGCAAAGAAGCTCAAAAGGCACAGCAGTTCTTTCGAACAGCGGAAATGGAGGCCCGAAACCAACACGCAGTCGGCGGTGACGTATGAGCCGCGCCGTTCCCATGCTGCGCTTGACGCCCCAGGCCGCTGGCTCGCTGCAACAACAATGCACAAAAGCCACCTCCGAACTGTGCGCACTGACTCGCTGCCGCAAAGAGTTTGATTGGCAGTTGAAAGCGCTGATCGGCTACGAGTCTTTGCGCAAACTGCACAAGGACACTGATAACGCCCTGCAGCTGGCCGACCTGGTCAAGGAGGCTGCTTGAGCCAGATTCTGACTGTCACCGGCAAGCGCTTTGACTTGTTTGAGTCCGACGCGGAGATGATCGATCCACGGGACATCTCGCACTCATTGGCGCACCTGTGCCGCTTCAACGGCCACACACGCGACTTCTATAGCGTGGCCCAACATAGCTGCATCGTGGCCGACCTGGTGCCGGATGAACACAAACTCGCCGCCTTACTACACTACGCCACAGAGGCTTATCTGGGCGATATGACACGACCACTCAAACAGTGGATTCGCGCGTATCAAGATTTCGAGGACCTAGTCTGGTGGCGAGTTTGCGAACGCTTTGACATTGCTCCGGAACTCCCCTACTGCGTCCAACACGCCGACATGATTGCGCTGGCCACCGAACGCCGAGACCTCATGCCCACCGATCCGACTATCTGGGATTGTCTGGTCGGCATCGAACCCATGGCCGAAACGATCCGCCCATGGACCGCCACCGAAGCACGGCTCACGCTCCACCAGCGTCTGATAGATCAACTCGCTATCGAACACCGGAGGAAAGCGGCATGAAGCACTCACAGGACAACATCCAGGCTCTAGCCGCTTTGCTCCGCAACGAAAGCGAGATCGACACGCCTGTAAAAAACAGTCTCTGCTGCAAAGCAGCAGGCATTACTGCTCTTATCAGCGCCAACTCCGAGGGGCTTATACCCCACGAAAAGCTGCGCGGGGCAGCGCTCGCTGATGCAACGCTAAACGCTCAGGTACGCCCGCTCGCGCAGCCTGTCGTGGGGTATACGCACGCTTCGGGCGACCTAAATGGTGTACCTGATCCAAATGTTGACCGCCCGTACCAGGTGCTGCCAACCAGCGCCAATCCAGCCGTTCAGCATCAGGGAGAATACCTTGTCCTCGCACACTGCCCGTTCTGCGGTCAGCAAGACGCTTTCGTCGAGCAGCTGGATAGCGACGCCTCGGTTGTCGTCTGCCAGGGGCGCATTAGCGAGCACTCTGCGTGCCTTGCCCGTGGGCCAGTCGGCGTCCAACAGGACGACTGCGAGGATCAACCCGGGCATGACAAGGCGGTGGAGGAGTGGAATCGACGAGCAGCCATCCAGCACCAGGCCTTAGCAGAGTGGAGGGCCCAATAAATGAACAAGGCCTTAGATATAGCCGTCCCACCCGTTGAGAGCTATCAAGTCGACAAGATACCAGAAGAGAAAATGGCTGAATTAGTGGGATCTACTCGCAGAGCCCTACAAGGCAAACGTGCCCGGGGAATCATCCCCAAGGGTGTTTGGAACGTCATTGATAACCGCGTCTATTACAGCATCAGGAGATACGAGGCATGGCTCGAAAGCCAATGGGATTGCCCACAGGAGTTGAATTTGCTGGTCAATCAGTCCGCATTCGCTTCACATGGAACGGGCGCCGGCGCTGCGAGACCCTCCCCTATCCCCAGACGCCGAAAGGAATTAAAGCGGCCGCCGATCTACGCGCTAACGTAACCAACCTGATCAAACACGGTGTAATGGATGATCAGCGCTATGCAGAGTTTTTTCCTAACTCTGCATACGCCACATATACGGCGACTCTTCTTTTCGGGGAGTACGCCCAGCAATGGCTGAACAGCAGAGAGGTTGTGGAAGGCACCCGTAAAAACTACCGCATATCCTTCAACCTGTATTGGATGCCTAGCCTAGCGATGTTTCCACTCGACAGCATCACCTCGGTGATGCTTCGGCAGATCGTCGGCAGCACGCCATGGGCATCAGCTGGAGTGAAGCGTTCGGCTATTCAGCGGCTCGGCACATTGCTCGGCACTGCAGTAAAAGACGGGCTAATCAACAGAAACCCTGTTGAATCCATTGAACTACCAGCTAAGGCAAAAAAGACTATTGATCCCTTTAGCGTTGCAGAGGCCAACGAGCTCATCGCGCACCTGTACTCAACACTCACAGGTTCAATGCGTATCTACGCAGCTTATTTCGAGTTCGCCTTTTATACCGGGATGCGACCAGGCGAGATCGCCGCACTTCAATGGAGCGAGATCGACACCGAGAAACGCCTCGCCAATGTTTGCCGAATCGTCGTTGACTATAAGATTGAGGAGCGTACCAAGACCCGCAACACCCGCCAGGTCATGCTCAACAGTCGAGCATTACATGCCATTGGGGAGGCTAAACTGGTCGCCAAGCAACGTGAACGACAGACCAGGCGCAAGCATACAAAGTCACCATTTGTGTTTCCGCCAACCAAGAGCTTTGAGTTCATTCAGCAAGCAAGCGTTACAGATAAGCACTTTCAAGCTGCACTGAGTGATCTGAATATTCGCGCCCGTCGGCAATACAACTGCCGACACACATACGCTACCATGTGCCTCATGGCGGGTATGAACCCTGCGTTTATTGCCACTCAGCTAGGTCATAGCGTTCAGATGCTGCTATCGACTTACGCCCGATGGATAAACTCCAGCACTGATTGGGGCGAACTCGGGAAGCTTGAACAAAGCTTGATTGGTACAAAATCGGTACAGACAGAAACAGTACCCCTCTGA